GATGGCGAGTCGAGGCGTCAGATGCCATCCCTTCCTCACCGGCCGTGTTCATACCCTGGCGGTTGCAGTAACCTGTCCATCTCGAATGGGCGATGTGCAGAACATCCTCGCACTGCGCGCGTCAAGGCTGGCACGGTCGACCGCGGTTACGGCGCCAGGCATCGCGAGCTGCGCGTGCTCTGTTTTGTTCGTGATGGTTGGCGGTGCGTTGACTGCGACTGGGAGCCGGAGCTTGTGCGGGTGTTTCGTGAAGCGGCAATGGGCGTGCCTCCAACGGAGAGAGTCCTCGAGGAGCTTCGCCTCGCGTATTCGCGCCGGCAGCGTCATCTCCATGCGGATCACCAGATACCGATCGAGGATCGTCCGGATCTTGCGGAAGATCTCGACAACTACCGCACGCGCTGCAACACATGCCATGCAGCGAAGACAAACCGCGAAGATCACGGGTTCGGTAATCGTTGAAAATGCGCGCGAAAATGCTCGAATCTCGCGGCTACTCGTGGGTTTGACGGGATTTCACGTCTCGCGCGAAGCAGCTTGCCTCTGAGTGTGGCTGTTGAAAACAAAGGGACTGTACAGGGGGAGGGTGGGTCAAATCTCTGGGCGAGAGGCCGCCGTGACCCGGTCCAAGCCGTTCACGCAAAATCCCACGTTTTGACTTGCAATTTCCGGCTGACGCAATGGGTTTGAGAGGTCCAGCTCCGAAATCGGCAGAACTCCGGGTGCTCGAGGGCAGCCGAGCGCACCGGCCATTGCCGCCGCCGCGGCCGGCGATGGTTCTCGGGGCCCCGGCGCGTCCGAAGGGCATGACCGCAGCCGCGCGCCGCATTTGGGATGGCTACATGGAGCAGCTCGTTCCGCTCGGCATTCTGCGGCCAGTCGACGGCTTCGCCCTCAGCCGGCTGTGCGAGGACGTCGCGCTCCTGCAGGAATTGCAGGCTGGCCTGCGCAAGCTCGCCAGCCAGAAGCGCCGCGAGGCAAAGCAGGCCGGGCATACGATCCCGGGCGGCGCCATCATCGACCTGACGATGAGCCATGAAGGCAGGCGGCTCACGGCCACGATCAACACGCTCGCGAGCCGCATCAAGCGCGATGAGCTGCAGTTCGGGCTGACGCCGGTATCAAGCCAGCGTTTGGAAAACATTGCGATTCCGCCGATCCCGTTCGCCGGTAACGCTTCGCCGGAGATCGATCCCGTGGAGGCCGCGCTCTGTGGCTGAGCAGCTGCGTCTTCAGCTGCGCGAGTGCCGCGGCGCGGGTGAGCCGTTGCGCGTCGCCTCTTCGGCTGTGTCGTCGATCAACTGGCGGCGAGTTTCGCGCCGGGCGAGTCAGGTGGTGGCGACGATGGCGACCGGGGCGGGTGGCGTCAGGGCCGGATTTGCTCTGCGCGATCGCGCGGAGCGGACTGCGCTCGTCGAGGCCCTCCGGGGTCAACTCGCCGGCAAGACAATCAAGCGCGCCGCTCGAGGTAATGGCCGTATGCCGGTAAAGGCCGCGGTGCTGCTCGCGACATCTCGCCGCGGCCGCCGGCTGCACCGGCTGGTCGATCGCATCGAAAGGCAGATCTCCGCGCGGGAGGCAACTGCACTGTGTGGGTAGTCCTGCTTGTTCTCCTCTCGCTTTTGCCGGGCTCGGTTCACGCCATGAGACCGCCGGTTGAATACAGGATCGAGCGGTGCGCCTGGTGTGCGGACGAAGGGCGCCCGTCTGAAAACTGGTGCGAGTTGCGCGCCAACGGCAAATGGCAATGCCGCGGATGTAAGGCCGTCCGATATTTTCAGCACTACCTTTACCCGCCTCTCGGGTACACGCTCCGAGCGTGGAGCGAGAAGGTGCTGCGGGATGTGTACGGAACCATCGACATGCAGACTGGTTTGCGGCGGTATCGGCGCGCGTATATCTCGATGGGTAAGCAGAACGGCAAGAGCTTCCTGACAGGCGGCCTGCCGATCTATCACCTCGACTGCGAGGATGAGCGCGTGCCCGAAGTCTATGGCGCGGCCGGCGCGAAAGATCAAGCATCGATCGTCTTCAAAGCCACGACGTTGTTGATCCGGTCGAATCCCTCCCTCATGGCGAAATTTAAGATCCTCGACAGCGTCAAGCGTCTGGTCTATCGCGATCGCCGCGAGGGCGGCTATGAAGTACTCTCTGCCGATGGTGACCTGCGTGACGGCATCCGCGGCTCACTGCTGATTCGCGACGAGATCCATCGGTGGAAAACGGCCAAAGCGGAGACGCTCCGTGACGTCCTGACAAAGGGGCAGATCTCGCGGCGGGAGCCGCTCGATATTCAGGTGACGACCGCCGGCGCCGAGTATGAATCGCCGATGTGGTTCGCGGAGTATGAGTTCGCGAAGCGGGTGCAGACGGAGCCCGATCTCGCGCCTGATTACTACGTGATGATCTTCGAAGCTGATGCAAGACGCGTCGAAGAGGAGCCGGAATACTGGACATCGAAAGAAGCTCGGCTCGCCGCGAATCCGGCGCATGAAGATCACGGCGGTCATCTCACGGATGCCGCGACCCTTGTCGAGCTCAACAAGGCCCGCGCGAATGCTGCGGAGCGCTCCAAGTACCTGCGCTATCACCTGAACGTTCCGCTCAAGACGGAAGAGGACCCGGTCATTGACGTCCCCAAGTGGCAGGCGTGCGGCGGTGGCGTGGATCTCCGGACAATTTTGCAAACGTCTGCAAAATACGACCCGGCTGGGCTGGTCGAGAAATGGGATCTGACCGGCCGGCGCTGCTGGGCGGGCGTCGATGCGTCATGGACGTCCGATCTCACGGCGCTCGTCTTTCTTTTTGAGCCCTTCGCCGGGAGTGATGGCGCATGGACCGTGCTACCGCACTTTTGGCTGCCGAAAGACAATGTGGCCAAGATCCAGCGCATCTGCAGGGTTCCTCTGCAATCGTGGATCGACAAAGGATTCATCACGGCGACGGAGGGGAACTCGATCGATCTTCGGTCCGTGATGCAGCAGATCCGTGCCGGCGCCGCGACATACGACGTTATCGAAGTACCGTATGACCGCGCCAACTTCCGGACGCAAGGCAGCGAGTTGCTCGATGAGGGCATCCCGGCCGTTGAAGTGCCGCAGAACTTCATGGAGCTGGGCTTTGCGACGAAGTTCCTGCTCGGCGCCTATCCGGACAAGCTCATTCGCCATGGCAATAATCCAGTGCTGAACTGGATGGCCGCGTGTCTGCAGTTGCAATACGACCACAAGGATAACTGCCAGCCCTCGAAGCCGGAACGGGGCAAATCGTCGAAGCGGATTGATGGCATCCAGGCCTTGGTGACAGCGTTTAATCGCGCCCTGGCCGCGCAGCCGCAGACGATCGCATATAGCGGCCTCAGGAGTGTGGCGAGTTGATTTTCCCTGAAATTGCCGATCGCGTGAAGAATTTCTTCGCGGTCCGTGGCGGTACCCCGAGCCTTGGTCTCAAGGCCGCGGCCTCGCTGAATTTCGACGCGATTAACGTTGGCTGGTACGCGCGCAATGGCTTTCCCGGGATCTACTCGATTCTCTCCGGCGGCCTGCCGGCGTGGTCTGGCGAGGTCGTTAGTGTCGAAACGGCCCTCAACCATTCCGTCGTGTATGCCTGCAACGCGCTGATCAGTGAATCCGTTGGATTCATCCCGGCGGTGATGCTGCAGCAAAAGGGCGTGGCCAAGCAGATCGCGGATCACCACCCAATGTTCTCGGCCATGAAGAATGCGCCGAACTCGGATATCACCGCTCAAAGCTTCAGCGAAATGCTGACGAGTCATTGCGTGCTGCAAGGCAACGCTTATGCACAAATCTTCCGGCGCAGCGGGACCGGCGTTGCTTACGAGCTGAACCCCTTGCAGCCGCAATGGGTTTTCCCTGATCGCGAGAAGGCTGGCCAGAAGCGCCTGACTTATACGATCAAAGAAGGCAACGCGCCCGAAAAGACGTACACCGTTGAGCGCGGCAAGCCACACGAAATCCTGCATCTGCGCGGCCTCGGATGGGACGGGATTCGCGGTTACAGCGTCATCACGATGGGGCGCCAGTCGATCGGGACCGCGATCGCGTCCGAGAGAAATGTCGGCCGTTTCTGGGCGAATGGCGGCCGCGTGCCGTATGTTCTGCATCTCGACAAGCCCTTCAAGAGTAATGAGGACTTCGACAAGTTCCGCACTGACTGGGAACGCATTTATTCCGATCCGCATCGCGCACCGATGCTTGAGCCGTGGATTAAGGAGTACAAGCAGATCGGCCTGAACATGGTCGACGCGCAGGCCCTTGAGACGCGGCTCTTCCACATCCACGAGATCTGCCGATGGTTCCGGGTCTCGCCGCATCTGGTGGGGGATCTTTCCCGCGCTACCTTCTCAAATATCGAGCAGCTCGCCCTCGAGTTCGTAAAGATGACGCTGGCCACCTGGCTCACGCGCTGGGAGCAGGAGTTGTGGCGTTGCGTTCTGACGGATGAGGAAAAGTCCGCCGGCTATTTCTTCCGGCACAACGTCAATGCCCTGCTGCGAGGTGACTTCAAGACTCGCATGGAAGGCTATGCCAGCGCTCTGCAGAACGGCCACCTAAACGTCGATGAAGTTCGCGATCTCGAGGACCTGAATCCCCTGCCGGATGGCGCCGGCGAGGATTATCACATCCAGCTCAACATGCAGACTCTGCCTGCCGGCGCGCCGCCCACGGCCGCCGCTACGCAGCTCGTCCGCCTGGGCGGAAAAGGAAGGAAGCCATGAAAACGAAGCTGCGCATGCGTCTCGAGATCAAGGAGATTGCGCCCGACGGGACGTTCGAAGGAATTCTCTCGCCCTACGGCAACGTCGATGCCGGCGGTGACGTCGTCGAGCCGGGTGCTTACACCAAGACGCTGCAGGAGCAGGGCTTAACACGTCCGCTTCTCTGGCAGCACAAGACGGATGTCCCGATCGGTCAATTGACGCTCGAAGATCGCACGGATGGCCTCTGGTGCAAGGGCTCGCTCCTCATGGCGCTTCCTGAGGCGCAGAAAGCCTATCTGCTCATCAAGGCGAAGATCGTCCGCGGCCTTTCGATCGGCTTTGAAGCGATCAAGGAAGCCCTCCAGAATGGCGTGCGCCATTTGAAGGAGATCAAGCTGTACGAGGGTAGTGTGGTCACGTTCCCGATGAATGAGTCGGCGCTCATTACTTCGGTTAAGGGCCAGCAGCAGACGAAAGGCGATTTCAATGAGGAGCTCAACGAGATCCAGTTGACCGACGCGGGATATCAGATGCGCTATGCACTATCCCAGGCGCTTTCGTCGCTGTTTTGGAGCGGTCTGACGAAGGAAGAAATCCTGCAGGCCGCTGAAACCATCATTCAGCAGTTCTCCGACGCATACATGGCATACCTGCCGGCTTACCTCGACATGATGGCTGAATATTACGGCGATCTGGAGACGTGGGGCCGTAAACGCCTGGAGATCAAAGCTGGCCGCAAGCTCAGCTCTGCGACCATGCAGACTCTCGGTGAAGTCTGCGATCACATGCAGAAATCGCGCGATCATCACCAGTCCGCGCAAGACCTTTTGTCCGCACTCATGGATGACGAAGCCGCCGATGACGGCACTTCGAAATCCAAAGCCGCGGCACCCAAGTCCGAGCCGGAAAACCACTCGGCAGCCAGCACGATCCTCGAAGGCATGAAGGCGATGGTTGTCGCCCACCGACCGTAGGGGCAATTTCACGAAGGAGAAAGAGATGGACGAGAAGAAGCTGCTCGAGCTCCAGGCGGAGCTCAAGACTTACTTCGACAAGGCTGCTGAGGAAAAGAAAACTTTCGGCACCCTTCTCGATACGACGAAGGCGGCGATCGAGGCGCTCCAGAAACAGGTGGACGCAATCGACGCGAAATTGGCTGACAAGCACAGCGGCGACCCGAAGGAGCCGACGCTCGAGGAGGAGCTGAAGCAAAACGAAAGCGTTGCCCGCGTGATGCGCGACAAGAGTGGTCGCGCTGTCATCGTGATCAGCGCAAAGAACGCGCGCCGCATCATGGAGCAGAAGACGACGATCACCAGCGCGGCGGTTGGTTATGCCACGACCGGCGTTCTGCAGATCGATCGCATCCCGGGGATCACACTGGAAGCCCGGCAGGTCCTGAAGGTCCGCGATCTGCTCACCGCTCGGCCTACGACTCTGCCGCTGGTGGACTTTGTGAAGGTCAGCAGTCCGATGGCGATTGGCTCGCCGCAAATCGAGGCGAGCGACAAGGCGCAGAACGCGGTGACGTTTACCGCGGCTTCGGAGCGCGTCCGGACGATCGCAACGTGGATTCCGGCGTCGCGTCAGGTGCTGGACGACTTTACCGAGTTGGCCGGCTTCCTGAATTCGACGCTGCCGTATTACGTCAACCTCGAGGAAGAGCTTCAGCTTCTCTCGGGCGATGGCACCGGTGAAAACCTCCACGGCCTGATTACGCAGGCGTCCGGCTTCAACACGGGCCTCCTGAGCGCGACGGCCGGCTGGAACAAGATCGACATCGTCGGTCGCACCATCCAGCAGATCGAAATGGCGAAGGAGCTCCAGCCGACCTTCGTCGTCGTCAACCCGAAGGATTACTGGGATATGCGCCTGCAGAAGGATCAATACGGTCGCTATATCCTCGGCGATCCGCAGGGCCCGGTCAACACCGCGGCGCTGTTCGGTCTGCAGCCGGTCCGGACGACGTCGATTTCGTCGGGCACGTTCTTGGTCGGCTCCGGAGATCCCGCCGCGGCGGAAATCCGGGATCGCATGGAGATGCAGCTCGAGATCTCCACCGAGCACAGCGACTACTTCACCAAGAATCTGGTCGCGGTTCGCGCGGAGAAGCGACTCGCCCTCGTTGTGAAGCGTGCCGCGAGCTATATCACCGGTACGTTCACGACCTCGCCGTAGTAGGTAGCTCTTGAGGGCGCCGCTCTGCATCAACCGGGGCGGTGCCCTCCCCTTAAAAGAGATAACCAACAATGAAATTGATTGCAGCGCGGCAGCTTCGCGGCGAATACGGCCTCGTCGATCCCGGAGCATCTTTTAACGTACGCGACGAGATTGGCCGCGATCTGCTTCGCCGCGGCCTTGCGCGTCCGACGGACCCTCCGGCCGTGCTTTACGAAACGAAGGTGATCGCCGCAGCCCCAGAGGTGGGTGCGCGGCTTCCGTTTCGTGACCTGTCTTTGTCTGACCCGCAATCGTCGGCAGTGGCTGCCGAAGGCGATCGAGTGTTTTCTCCGACAGACCTACCGGCCATGCGATCTGATGATCATCGCGGACGGCGAGGACGTTCGCGATCTGGTTCCGGCGCATGATCGGATTTCGCTTGTTGAGATCCAGAGTGGCTTTGAAATTGGCAGCAAGCGCAATTTTGGTTGCGAGCGCGCCCGCGGTTCGGTTATTGCGCACTGGGATGACGATGATTACAGCTCGCCCGGCCGCATCGCGGATCAAATCCAGCGAATGGCTGCCAGCGGCAAGGTTGTCACCGGTTACCACTCCATGCGGTTCACCGACGGCGCGCAGTGGTGGAAATACGAAGGCACTCGCAACTATGCGCTCGGGACGTCCCTCTGTTACGAAAAGCTGTGGTGGAAGTCGCACCCATTCCCGGGCCTGCAGATCGGCGAGGACAATCAGTTTGTCACTGCGGCCTGGGCGGCCCAGCAGCTCGAAAGCGTGGACGCCGGCGATCTGATGTACGCGACGATTCACTCCGGCAACACGAGCCCGCGATCGCTGAACTCATCGAGCTGGAAACTATGCGCTTGAATCTCGGTTCCTGTGATCGTGTGATCTCCGGTTTTGTGGCCGTGGATATCTGTGAGCCTGCAGATGTAATAGCGGATCTTTCTCAGCCATGGCCATGGCCTGATAGCTCGGTCGAGGAAGTGCTTGCGTTTGATGTTTTCGAGCACCTTCAGGACAAGCGCCAGACAATGAATGAGCTCTGGCGTGTGCTTCGATCCGGCGGCCGAGCGACGATTGAAGTCCCCACCATCCGCGGAGTCGGTGCTGTTTGCGACCCGACCCACGTCAGTTTCTGGTCTGCAGGTGACTTCGAGTATTACGAAAAGGGAAATTATGCCCGCGAACGATTCCGCGGATCGAGTTACTACGGCGTGAAGGCGGACTTCCGGATTGTGTCGCTCGATCAGAGCAGTTACAAGAACAAGTTCGGCGAAGACGTGTGGAAGGTGAAGGTTGTTCTCGAGGCTTTGAAGTGAACGGTCTGTCGATCATCATTCCGAGTAAGACGTTCGCCAATGTGCGGTCCTGCGCTGGCGCCGTGGCGGATCTCGATCCGGGTTGTCGCTTGATCATTGTCGACGATGGGCTCGCGCAATCCGGCTATCGCGCTGACAGCACCGACTATGAGAGCGGCGCCTGCCTGGATGGAACCACCATAATTCCGGGCGATAAGCCGTTCGTCTTTGCGCGTAACTGCAATCTCGGCATGTGCGCGGCTGGCAGTGACGACGTAATCCTGTGCAACGATGACGCGCTTCTGAGAACGCCCGGCGGCTTCGTGGCCATGCAGGCGGCTGCGCGTGAGCACCGGGAGTTTGGCATCATTTCCGCGACGACCAACCTCGCCGGGAATCCAGACCAGCAGCCCCGTGGGATTGGCTTGCGCGACGCGGGAGGCCGGGCTGTCGCCTTCGTGTGCGTATTCATCCCGAGTCGCACGCTCGACAGCGTGGGGTTCCTCGATGAACGCTTCACTGCTTACGGCTGGGAAGACAACGATTATTGCCGTCGTGTGCGCGAAGCCGGCCTCCGGATCGGCATTTTCGATGGCTGCTTTGTGGATCACGGCTCCCTGAAAAGTACCTTCCGTGGGGACCCGCGCATGCCGGCGGACATTCGCGCTGGCGCCCAGATCTACCGGCAGAAATGGGGAGACCTCAATTGAAGAGCATCTCGCCTGATTTCCCGTGGCTCTCGGCTGAGGTGATCGCCTGGCTCGAGGCGACGCTACTGCGGAACTGGACCGTCGTTGAGACTGGCGCCGGCGGATCGACCGTGTTTTTCGCATCGCGCGTCGATCGGGTTGTCGCCTTCGAGCACAATCTGAGTTGGTTTGAAAAAGTCCGCGGCGAGGTTGCATCGAGACGCCTCACTAACGTCCAGTTCCGGTTTGAGCCGGCATATCCGACTGTTGGTCTCTCGGGATTGCCCGCGTGTGATCTCGCGTTTATTGATGGCCGCGGCCGCGTGCGAAGCGCGCTGGATGCGCTTGAAGTAGTCCGGCCTGGCGGCTGGCTCGTCTTGGATGATTCGAACAGGGAAAGATATATCCCGGCGATCCGTGTGCTGGACAGGCGGGCGACCGAGAAGTTGACCTTTCGAAGCGGTCCCGATCATACGGCGGCGTGGAAGCTATGAAGCGTCTTGTCGTCAACGCGGACGACTTCGGTATCGCGCCCGGCGTGAATAGAGGCATCGTGCAAGCACTGCTTGCAGGTGTTGTGACGTCGACCTCCTGTCTCGTCTACGGCGATATGCCGGCGTTACCACCTGAGCTTCATGGGCGGGTGGGCATACACCTCCGTCTTACAGATGGCAAGCCGCTGAGCGATCCGACTCGAATCGGTTCACTGATCGGCTCAAATGGACGTTTCCCGGCCTCACGCGAAGCTGTGCGCCTGATGGCTGTCGATTCTGATGAAGTCCGCAGGGAGTGGACCGCGCAAATCGAAATGTTCCTTCGGTCTGGTTTCGCGCCGACTCACATCGACACGCACCACCACAGCCATTCGCTTCCGGGAATCGCGGAGGTGTATGCCGACCTTGCGTCGTTATATTCCGTCGCGGCCTTGGGCCTTGATGGCGGCGGCATTCGGGATCTGCGTTCAGCGGGTGTCCGATGTCCGGATTTTGCTGAGATCACCTGGAACGTATTCGGCCCGGTGAATGTTCTCGATCTTGCCGGTGCAGCTTTTGCGGCCGGTCACGAAACCGTCTTTCTTATGACGCACCCGGGCTATGTGGATGATTCGCTAATCCAAAGATCTTCGATGGTCCAGGCGCGCCGCGCGGAGCTCGACGTCTTACTCAGTCCGCGATTTCGCGAGGCCGTTGCCGACGATGGCATTTCTCTGATTGGTATGGGCGATTTGTGATCGATCTTCTTTATCTGACGTTCAATCGTCTCGAGTTCACGAAGCGCTCGCTCTCGTCACTGTTGGCTAACACCAACTGGTCGCTGGTGAATCGACTCGTTATCTATGACGACGGCTCGACGGACGGCACTCTCGAGCAGGCCGCGGCGGTCTCTTGTCCGAAGCCTGTCGAAATTCGAGCCGGTTCTTACGGTTCACCGGTCGCGATCATGAATGATTTTCTTGATCGTGATCCCGCGGCGCTCTTCGCAAAGATCGATAACGACGTAATGCTGCCGTCTGGCTGGCTGGATGAGACGGCAGCCGTCATGCAGGCAAATCCTGCGCTCGATCTGCTGGGGATCGAGGCCATGTATGAGGTCGCGCCGGTTTCGCCAGATCGGGCGGTGATTCCTGCCGAGTTCATTGGCGGCATTGGTCTGATGCGTTCTCGTGCGTTCAATTGTGATCGGCCTATAGCAGCCGGCCGTTTTGGTTTTACCGCCTGGCAGTCGCAGCATCCTCAGGTGAATAAGGGCTGGCTTAGTCCTGCGTTGCCTGTGTGCTTGCTCGACCGCATGCCGTTCGCGCCGTGGTCTGTGCTGAGTGCGGACTATATCGCGCGAGGCTGGCAGCGCCCGTGGGGCGCATACGGTGAGGGCCAGTCGGCTCTGTGGGAGTGGTGGCAATGATTGGTCTCTTGCGTGTGAAAAACGAAGCGCGATGGATCGAGCGCAGCATTCGTTCCATTCAGCCGATCTGTGAATCGATTCTTGTGATGGACGATCACTCGACAGACGGCACGCCGGAGATCTGCTCTGCTATTCCGGGCGTCCGCGTCTTCCATTCTCCCTTCGAGGGGCTCAATGAGTGCCGCGATAAGAATTGGCTTCTCGAGCGGTTTGCAGACGTCTGCAAAGGCGATGCATGGGTCCTGATGATTGATGGAGACGAGGTGCTTCATTCGTCCGGCGTCGAGATTCTTCGGGCTGCATGCGATCGAACGGATTGCGATGTCTTCAGTCTGCGGGTTCTTTACCTGTGGAACTCGGAGGCAGCGGTCCGGACGGATGGTGTGTATGGCCGATTCCGGCGCCCGTCGATGTTCCGGCCGCGCAACCATCGATTCGTTCCGTCTGCTGCGGCTGCGGGCTTTCATTGCGGGAATGTGCCGTTGTCGCTGCAGGCCTCGGCGCGACCGCTGGAATCGGCGTTGCTGCACTTCGGCTACATGGATCAGGCGGATCGGGTCCGCAAGTATCACTGGTATCGCGCGATCGACGGTTCTAACCGGAATGAAGACGGGTATCGGCATATGGTTCAGGGAGATCTGCCGGAGATTCCGGCGACTGCTCGGCTCCGGCATGCCGGTCCGCTCTTCTTACGGCCGCTCGAGGGGGTTATCTGATGTTTCCGCCTTTTGGTGGCAACGGTCCCTATGGGACATATGGGAGTCTCGGTATCTACGGGGCTCTCGTGACGTATGGCAGTATTTCCCTCACGGAAACCTCGCCGTCGCAAAGTTTCAATGAGTCATTGACGCTCGATGAAGTGAAGGATTACCTGAAGATTCCGGTACGTTCACCGGCGGACCAGGCCGAAGATGATACTTTGACGGCGCTTATCATCGCCGCTCGGGAACAGGCTGAGATCCTGCAAAATTGTGATCTCGTGCGTAAGCAATGGGATGTGGCTTACGACTATTGGCCTGCCTATCGGGTTGAGCTCCGGAATCCGCTCGTGTCTGTGGATCTGGTCAAATATCGTGACTCGGATGGAAACTACACGACTATGGCGCAGGATGACGACTATGTCGTGGACGCCGCGAAGCGGCCCGGCGCGATTCTGCCGCCCTATAACAAGTCGTGGCCGACGTTCACTGCATGGCCTTCGTCGGCGATCCTTGTGCGGTTCACCAGTGGCTATGCTCCCACTTCGGCGTTCTGGTCAGACGCCGGCGCGCGAATCAAGCTCGGAATGAAGCTTCTCATCTCTTCCTGGTACAACAATCGCCTGCCATTCGAGAAGGGTCTCGATGCGACTGCGGAGTATCCATTCGCCGTTAGTTCCTGTCTGTCTTATGGCGCCGTTCCGAGGGTGCGATGAGCTGGCCGGCTGTCAATCCCGGGAGACTTCGTCACAGGATCACCATTAAAAGGCCTGTGGTCGGTTCGGGCGTATCGGGCAGCAAGGTCACATGGCAGGACTTCGTCACTACATATGCCGATATCCAGCCCGGCAAACCAGGGGAGGCCGTGCGGAGCGGGCAGATCACTTCCGTCCTGTACGTCGTGATCACGATGAACTGGCAGTCGGGTATCCAGGCAAAAATGCAGGTCCAGGGGCCCTCAGGTTTGTATGTCATCGAGGATGTGGTCAACGTCGGCGAATTGAACGTGACGCTGAATCTGATGTGTCTCGCTCTCGGTTCATCCAACCAATGATCGAAGAAGGAATTGTGGCGTTGGTGCAGGGCACGCCGGCGGTCGCCGCGATCGCGCCGGCCGGCGGGTTTCTCGGCACAGCTTTCCCTAAAGATTCGGATCTGCCGACGTGGACTCATCTGACGGTCTCGGAGCCGGGCCAGTACACACTGTCAGGCCGGCAGTCTCTCACTAAGCGCCGAATGCAGATTGATTGCTATGCGAACGATCCGGACAGTGTTGTTCTGCTGGCGCAGGCGATCGATGCCGTTCTCGATGGCTATCGCGGCACTTTGCCGGATGATGATTCGACCGTCGTGCAGGGTTGCTTTCGCACCGACTTGCAGGATTTCCACGGAGACGATACCAGAACGTCCCGCCGGATGCTCGAGTACGAAATCTGGTTTGTGAATTAGCCCCGCGGCGGCCAGCCGCTCATTTAGCCCACAAAAGGAGAAACGCAAAATGTCTACGCGCGCAACGCTCGGCTATCAGGCCGTCTTTTACCTCGCCTCGGTGGCATCGCCGCTGGGCTATACCGCGATCATCGAAATGAAGTCGATCGATCCGGGTGAGTTGTCCGTTCCCAAGGTCAAGGCGACTCACCTGCTTTCGCCCAATGCGACGGAAGAATACATCGCCGGCCTGCTCGAGCCACCGGAGGTGACGGTCACTGGTAACTACATCGGAGAGGCCTCTCAGGCCGCGCTGGATACCGTGATCGCGGCGCGCTTGCCGGTGAACTACAAAATCACGGCTCCCGTCGACAACGGCACCAAGACTCTGACGCGCACCGGAAACGGGTTCCTCAGCAAGCTGAAGAAAGGTCCGTTCACAAACGACAATCCCTCTGAGGTGATGTTCAGCCTGCAGACTGTCGGCCTGCCGACTGACGCCGTTGCGTGATAGCCGAACGACTCACCCGCGCCGTTAAGCTGCAGCTCGGCGGCGCGGAATGGCCCATCACGATCACCCATGACGTCCTCCTTGGGCTTGAGGAAGAAACCGGTGCCGACGTTCTCGGCGGGGAGATAGACGTATGGCGCCCGTCCGCGAGTTCTTTACTGGCGATCGTATGGTTGGCGCTTCGGCGGACGCGGCGGCAGCTTTCTCGAGCGCAGGCCGCCGCATGGATCGTGCCGGTCTCGGTGCCGGCAATTCAGGCCGCCATCGTAGAGGCATGGGCCGCGGCCATGCCGGATCCGGATCCGACCGTCGCCGGCGGCTCGCCCAAAAACCTCAGATGGGCGCAGGCGTATGCGATGGCTCGAGTGGATCTCGGACTCACGGAAGGCGAGTGGCTTTCAATGACACCGCGAGTTGTGCAGGAACTCTTCCGCCGGCGGCTGGAACTGATGAAGCGTGAAGAGAGTTTGCATGGGATTGTTCCGGAGAAAAGCCCGGTACCGTCCCGTAATTTGACCGGTGAAGACATTATCGCCGCCATGGGTGGCAAAACTTACTTGCGAGGTTGATGTGCAAAACAGCAGCGTAACGATCGATGGAACGAAGTACGAGTTCAAGTGGGACTTCGATGAATTGGCTGAGGCCGAAGAGATTGTAGGATGCAATCTCCTGCAGGCGGTCGGCAATCTGGGCCGCGGGATCTCTGCGAAAGAGCTCCGTGGGCTGTTCTATGCGTTGCTGGTCAACCGTCCGCGTCCGGCATTGGAATCGATCAAGCCATTGTTCCGGCTCGACACTTTGCCGCGCATTGCCACCGCGATCGGTGGTGCCTGCATGGCTGCGGTTCCGAAGCCTGCGAAAGTGATGCGCAAGAAAAGCTGAAGCATGGGAAGCGGTCCGATCGTAGTTCGCGGCATTCCGGAGGTCACGCGCAATCTCGCGGCCTTCCCGCGGACACTGGTAATCAGTTGTTTCAGTAAGGCGCTGTCCCGCGCCGCCGGCGTGTTTGAGCAGGAGCTGGCCGCGCGTTGTCCTGAGGCCGATCTTGGCGCGACATCGGATGAAGATTACGGCACGCTTCTCGACAACCTCATGTCCGAGGTCGAGATCGACGTCAACGGCCGCGGCGGCCGGGCCAGTGTCGGGTTCGGGCGCAAGGGAATGGTGGCTATGTGGGTCGAAT